AATCCACATTTGCATATTCAAGTGTGGATTAAAGATAATTATATACCATCTTGCCGACATCAGGAAAATGGTATTGATGAAGTTTATGGTATATATAAAAAGACTATTGAAAAATTTAATCTAAATTTTATTAGATGTAAACTAACCACTCCTACACATGATAAAATAATATATGACTACATCATTAAGGATTATAGAAAAGATATATTAGATACTGAACTATGGGCTAATGAGAACGCAAAAAAAGGAATTAGAAAACAATTAGGTAAACAAGTACGATTTTATAATATGTCAAGTGATAAGTATAGTCAAAAGATATATAAAATTATGTATAGATATTATGGTAAGTTAAGAGAATATGTCAATAAATTTGTGAGTAAGTTTATTGATATGTTTTTTGCTTTAAATAGTGATGGTATTGATGATTTTATGGAGTTAAAAAGTGAGTTATTGGATATATTAGAACAAGTAGTCAAGTATTCCTTGACAACTGAATCAGATAATAAAAAAGCTACATACCTAGATATTAGACTATTAGAATATTGGATATACGGCTTTTTATCTAAATTATGCTATTATTTATTATATTTAAAAAAAGGAAAAGCATATGGCACTTAAAAAACTAAATCAGAACGATTTTAAAATGAGAATAATTAGAGATATAGGCAATTTATGTTATTTGTCTACCAAAAAATCGTATAGAGCAGGTGAGTTTGAATGCTTAAGGTGTAAAAATGGATTCGTTACTGCTGTAGCAGATGCAAAAAAAAGCAAAACAGGTAGGTGTCAATCTTGTAAAATTAAAACTGTAGATAGAAGAAATAACCCCCTTTACTCAATATGGATTAATATTAAAACTAGATGTAATAATCCAAATACTGAATCTTTTAATAGATATGGTGGTAGAGGTATATCTATATGCAAGGAATGGGAAAATAATTTTTTAACTTTTGAAAAATGGTGCAATAATAATGGATATGGTAGTAATTTAACTATTGATAGAATAAATAATAATGGGAACTATGAACCTAGTAATTGTAGATGGGTTGGGTCTGAAATACAAAATAGAAATAAAGTTGTTATCCAAAAAAACAATACTAGTGGATATAAAGGTGTAAGCTTTAATAATACTAAAAAAAGATGGATAGCTACCATATGCGTTAATAAAAAACATATCACTCTTGGTTCTTTTCATAATGCAAAAGATGGAGCAATTTGTTATAACGAGTATGTTATTAATAATAATTTAGAGCATAACTTAAATAGTATATAACAAAAAGTAACAAAATTTAAAATTAATACTTTTTTAGTGTTGTTTTAATTGACTTGCTTTTTGTTTTGTGTGATAATAAATAAAAAAGGAATAATAAATGAATAAAGAAAATTTAATTCTTGAAATAATAGGCTTAATCGCCTTTATTGTAGGATATGGAATAATAGCATATTCCTATGGTATTAAATTAGCTATTGCAGTTTTTTTAATATTATTAAGCCGTGGAATAAGTACAGAATTAAGAAGATTATATAAAGAAAAGGATAAATAAATGACAAAAAACGAAAAACTAAAAACATACGGATTTACTGAAAAATCACAAATACTATCAAGTATTGAAAGATGTTGTGATATATTTGGAAATGGATCAACTAATGCTGCTAAGGTTATGATTGAGAAAACAATTAAGCATGAAACACATTTTGGAGAGTTTCCAGATAAACATAGAAAAACAGGAGAGGGTTTATCACAATTTGATGAGCCTACATTTGATTGGGTTATTAAAAAATTAACTACTGATACAGACTACAAAGATGATATTGAATTATTATATAAGTATTATGGAATAGATATATTTAATGTTACATATCAAAATTTAAGATTTAATCTTGATTTACAATCTTTTTTAACTCGAATGAAGTATAAGTTTGTTCCTAGTGCTTTTCCTATTGATGATTTAGGTCAATATGAATATTATAAAAAGCATTGGAATAGCAGTAAAGGTGATGCAACTTATGAAAAGTGGGTGCAAGATACTAAAAATTGTTTTTTTAAAGTTGGGGATTAGTAAAGAGTTAATTCTCTTTACTATCCACTACTAAATCCTTTAATCCCAATATAGAAACAAACTCATTAAATTCTTTACCATTAAAATAAAAAATATACTCTTCAACTTTAACTTTGTTTTTTGATATATAAAATAAGCTATCAACTGGTATTATGTAAGTATCTTTATTTACATCTATTCTTATTCTTTTTTGTTGAGCTGTTACTTTTGTTACTTTTTTATTAAACATTAGAATCTATCCTTATAAGTTATATATAAATTTGTTTGATTAGTGTTGTCACTTCCTGCTGCTCCTGCTAATCTTTTTGTTAAAAAAAACTCTCCATTTTCTGCATAAGCTACTAATCCTAACCCTTGAAGTATTTTTGCAGTATCTCCTATACTTGTAGATGATGATGGAGTGCTAGATACTACTATAGGTACTCTATAAACTGGAGTATCGTTTGAAAAGTCATAAGTCGTTGCAGTTGTTTTTTCTAAAGCTGACAAATCTAATTGGTCACTATCTATTGGTACTGTTCCCCAATTTGTACCTGTTAATGTTCCACGAGGAACATTGTAAAAACAAATTTCATAGAATCCCTCACTATCTGTATTCGCTCTAAAGTCTATTAATTCACTTCTTATTTTATTTGTTTTTCCACCTATTGTAGCTTTGCTTCTATATCCTAATAAAAATTGTTCTGTTGGACTAGCATCAACTATTCCCTTAAATGTATCAAAATTAACTTGGTGCTGTGTACCTTTTCCATCTCCCCATGATTGACCATTTAGCGACCCTGATAATATATAGAAGTCATTTCCATTTGACTCTATTTCAAATCCTAAAGACAATATAGGGCAACCTATATGCGTTCTCTCTATTAGTATTCCATCTGTATGAAATATATGTACAGTTTCCCATTTTCTATTAGGTATGTCTGGCTTTATTTCTATAGCAATATCCCCTACTCCTAAATATCCTAATGTTATTCTCATTCTATGTGTTTTTGTTTTGTTTGTTAACAAATAGTTTTCAATATCAAAAGTACCATTAAAATTATCACTTGTAACTGTTTCAGTTGGAAAGTTAGAGTTTCTATATCCTGCTACAAAATCCCCACTTCCATCATATCCAAATATAATACCGTCTTCAGTATCTCCAAAAACTGCTAAAGCTTTATCTGTACCGCTTATAGTTCCTTGAAAAGATATTGTAAAGTTACATCCTATCGTGCTTCCTGCTTCATACTCTACGACTTGAGCTGTTTTAAATATTGCACTCCCTACACCGTTGCTTTGAACTTTCAAAAGTGACCCATTATATTGAGCTTGTATTGTTGCATTTCCTGCTGTTGATGTTAAAACTCTTCTTGTATTAAGTGGATATTCAAAAGTTATTGCAATTTGTGATATTCTTTGATTTGTTGCTAGCCCCCCAAATGCTCCTACTTGTACCTCGTTCCCTAATCTATCGCTTAATTTTACTGAGTTGTTTTGTATTGAAGATTGGAAATGTCTTTTTATTACTATATAATTCTTTTTAATTAGTATCCATAGTTTAGATACTCCATCGTTTGTAAAAGACCTTGGTTTGTCATTTAAAAACTGCATTTTATTATTTGGATTAGTTTCTGTTGGTTTTGTTTTTGATTCAACAAAAGCAACTGGAAAGTTTATAGCTTCAATTTCGCAAGATTCATACTCGCTACAAGCTTCTATCCATTCTAAAATTTCGCTATTTGATATTATTGCTTCTGTTGCCATATTTATCCTTTAATACTTTTTAATATAGTATTATACCACATTAAAAAATACTACCACCAGCAAGTAATAGAGATATATTTATCTCTAATACTTACTTTGCAATTTCGTTTCCCTCATTTGTAACTGTCTCATAAACATCTTCAACTGTATTTCCTATTGGTCTTAATGTATCTTTTGATTTATCACTTCCATATACTTTAATAGCACCTTTTCCGATACTGTATATTGTTTCTACATCTTCTTTTTCATATTGCTTACCTGTTATTGCACCAGTACAACCACCAAATAATAACCCTAAGCATATAACTGTTAATACTAATTTTTTCATCTTAAATTTTCCCTTCTACTAAAATTAAAGTTGGATTATTAACTGATTTAATTCTATCAGTAGGATTTAACCATTTATAATAACCACCAATCTTTACCGCTGTTCTAGTTAAATATATCTCACTCCAACTACACCCTGCTAACTTATGTATATCTTGCATTATACGATTTGTTTCTTTAAAACTTATCTTATAATATTCATACTCATTTTTATAAAAAAATCTATGTCTCCAAAGTTCATCGTGAATAATGAAGCCGTGAGCTGTTTTATCTAGCAATGGATCAAATACACCCTTAGCGAAATTTGGAATACTTCCGCCGTCAGTATCTCCACCACTCATAACTAACAAAGTGATATTAAGCTTTTTATCATAATACTTTAAAGCGTAATCGTCTTTATCTTTTTTGTCCTGAGTGATAATATATTCCCCTTGTGTTCCGAAAGGTTTTTTAATTACTAAATCTTTCACTATCTTTTACTTCCTGGCATTACTTTTCTCTTTGTTTTTGATTTTTTTGTTTTTGGTTTTACCATTTTATATTCCCCCTTTATGTTTTGAATCAACTATTCTATTCATTTGCATTTGTAAAGTTTCTATATCTTTACTATTTATTATTATCTTTTTTAAAAAGTTTTCATCAAATAAAATCCAATCTAAAGTATTTGCATTTGATTCAGCTTTTCCTTTTATACCGCTAATCTCTTTATTTGTTAGTTGTATTTGTCCTTGAAACTGCATTAATAAAGTATTTTGAGAAGATTGAATATTTGATAATTGGTTAATTTGTGTTGATAGTGGACTATTCATAGATGATATTGTCCATACCACACTACCAAAAAGAATTGCTAAGATAGTTAAAACTGATACTATACCAGCCAATATTGTCATATTTGATACTGGCTTAGGTGCAGTGTCTTTTTGATGGTCTTCTAGTTTTGAAAATAGCTTCCCTATCAAGTCTTTAAGTTCTGAAAATCCACTTGTTAATAAGTGTACTTCGGTTTCTAATTTCCCTAATCTTTCACTATCTTTTAGTTCTTTTTTATCTATTGACATAATTTACTACCAGTTAATACTTTCTATCTCTTCTATAGTTGTGGCTTCATTTACTTGTGTAATTAAATCATTTCTTTTGTACATATCATCTAAATATTTTTTACCTATTAACTTAGATATTCTTAAAGCTTCTGTTAGTGTAACTAAATGAAGTTCATTATCTATATCCCAAATTCTCATAGTAGTAGCTTCTGGTGTTAGTTGTTGAACTAATGTAACACCACCACTAATAGCACTTGCCGAACTATCTCCACCATTGAAAGTGATACTTTTTTCTTCTGCTGTTGATAGTGTAACTAATATTGTTACTGGGTCGTTTGCTGTACAGTTTTGTTTTATTTCATTTATCTTTGATACTTGGTACTCTTCTATACTTTTTATTGGTAATTCAAATAAATCACTATTTTTTACCATACCTGCACATATATTCTCTGTTGTTTGCAAAAAACCATCTATTGCAACTTTTTTAGACTTATCTACTAAAATAACAATGTTATTTTCATCTACTTTATAATTTATCATTTTGTTACCCTACTTTCCAAACTTTTACATCTGAGTATACTTCTACATCTCCAGTTGTTAATGCTAAGCCTAATCCAGAAGTTGATACAGCTGTAAATATTCTATGTCTTAATTCAAATGTTTTTGAACTAGCAATAGTAATTAATCCAGACACCATAGCAGTAGTGGATGATGATTGTGCATTTTCTGCTTCTGAATTTATACCTATCAGCTCTGTTGCTGAATCACTTACATTATAAATAAAATTTCTATGTCTATCTGACCGTCTACCTACACTCAAACCCTCTACCCAATATGTTCCAGATGATAGAGTAAACTGGTTAGCTAAAAGTGAAGAACCTGAAATATTGTTTACAAGAATAGTATTTAAATCTCTTGTATTATCCCCTGCAGAAGAACTACCGCCGTTTGTTCCTGATGGTTTTTGGTCTTGAATATGTAGTAAGTTATCTGTTGACAATAGTCCTGTAGTGTCAAATGAATTTATACCAGCACTAATAATAATTGTACCATCACAATATAAATCTGCACTACTTCCACTATCTACATCTATACCAGTTCCATCTATAGTTTTAAAAGTCAATGTTTGTAATGTGTTATTTTGTACTAAAAATCTTTTTTGTACTTTATCAACTATTACATTTCTAGTAGCTGTTAAAACTGGACTTGTATCTGTTATAACATATCTTTTTTTTAAGTTTTGAGATGCGGTTAGTGTGTAATCTGCATCTGTTGTAAAGTTATGTGTTACTGTTCTATCATTTAATATTTTCCATATTGCATCAAACTGCTGATTAGTTGTTGCATCATCTGGGCTTCCATTTGGAACTATTCCTGCTTCTTTTATTAGATATTGCTGTAATCCTAATATATCGTTATATAGGGATGCTACAAAAGGTGTACCTGTATCATCTCCACTTGTTGTTATATTCCTAGCACTTCCATAAGGATAGTCTGCACTTGGTGCATTTGAGTTAGTAGGAAAACTATTATTCAAATTAGTCATTTCGTAAATCTCCTTTTTTATTCGTATTGTACCATAATTCCTAACCATATATGATTAGGGCATATTCTGAGACATAATCTCTCAAACTCATCTCTTCTTTTTGGGTCTATTGTTGCGAATTCTCCAAATGTTGAACTTCCTATATATAAAAAGTATGGAAACTTTGTCACATCATTTGGAATTGTATATTTTTTTAGTTTTTGACCATATCCCAAAGTCTCTCCACATTGTGCCAAAGTTTCTCCACATTGTGCCAAATTTTCTCCACACTGCATAAATGCTAAAGATGGCTCGTAAACTTTGTTTACAAGTGCATAGCCTAGTTTTCCTAATGTTTGTCCACATTGTGCTAAAGGCTCTCCACATTGTGCTAGTGGCTCTCCGCATTGTATTGTGTATATTATATCTCCATTATCACTAATATATTGAAGTGGATTTCTTGGAGTAGCACACGCTTTAACATTCACACTTGGCTCAGTTCCAATTTCCCACCATTCATGGACATATACATCAAATCCGTAAGATTGCAATGTATCTTGTATGTATTTTGGCGATTGACCTCCTATCTCTTTCCATCTTGCGTCTAATCTTTGTCTTCTTTGGTCTTCTGTTAACCCTGTTGATATTATTCCGAATTGAAATTCCCATTGCTCCAATTGTGTTGTAGTCATTGCAAATAAATCTAAATAAATATTATAGAAAAAGTCTTTTATTGCTGTTGGTGTTTGACTTAATCCCTCAATAAAACTTTTTAAAGTCTTTTGAATAGTTAAGCTAAACGATCTCCCCCTTGGTAATAAATGTTCTATAATATTAAAAAAATTCATAGAAAAGTCACCGTTCCTGGCTTTGCTTTTTCCCCAGTCTCTAATACATAAAATTCTGTTTGTACTGCATTAACTGTGATAAAAACATTTGTAAATATTGCATCGTTTGCGTTAGTAATATCAACTATTGTTCCTCCTACTGAAGCTTTTGTGATTCTGTCTTTTCTTGGAGGTATTGATAATCCCTCAATATAAGGTTCTCTGCTTAAAAAATATTCTTTTATCGCATTTGTTATATCTGTTTGTAGTTGCGATATATCCTCTCCACTTAATCCTACTACTCTTACATCAAAAGGAACTCTTGTTATTGCAAAAGTATTTACTAAAGCTGTCGCAGGTCTTCTTGAAGCTAATCCACTTTCATTAAAATTTATTGAATCTAAAACAGCTTGAAGTTGTGCTGTTGTTGGTATTCCATCTTCATTTCCACTTGACGCTTCTGTTGCTTCTACATATACATCTACTTGCCCAGGACAATCTGAAGTGTAAGGATATACATTAACTATACCTTCTACCTCTTCCCCCCATATTTCATAGTCCGAATACGCTCCGCCTTGTGGCGGTTTTTGCCATCTGTCTAATACTCTTTGTCTATAAACTTCTGTATCTTCCTCATTTGCACCAGTTACTATTTGACTAGTTACTGTTGTTTCTCTAGATACATTAGCAATAGGATTAGCGAATGATAATATCTCTCCATTTGATAAATTTCCTATAACACCTGCACCGCTTCCCCCTTGTTGGTCTGAAACTGCTTTAACTGTTGCTGTTACAGTTGCACCATTTAATGCTATTGAAGTTAATGTAATATAGGTAACTCCATTTGTATTCCCTAATAGTTGAGTATTTGCATCTAAAAATCCAGTTTGATTTTCTACATTTATTTCAATTTCTAATTGTGCATTTGTTGAGCTTGTTGGGTCTCCAACTCCTACTTGTCTTCCCCACTCTAAAAGAGGGCTAAATGTTTTTCCGTTTATCGTTGTTTCTTGAACACTCGCTGTTCTGATAAACATTTGTAAAAATATGAATCCACCAAATTTATATAACAATACAAATACACCTGCTAATGCTTTTGCCAATACTCTTATAAATGCTTTTGGAAGTAGTGGTATTGTTTGATTAAGTGAAGCTTGTATTTGTGAAACTATGTTATCTGATATCTCTTTAGTTGTTGGTGTATTTAGTGCCATTATTGATTTCTCCAATTTTCAATAAATACAAATGTTTGATTATCTATATTAATTTCTAATTTTACCATATTTATCTGAGGAATGGAAGCATTTACTGTTATTTCTGTTGCTAAATTTGTATTTATCATCCATTTTAAATCTTCTTTTGCTAATTCTTCAACTTTTTTTAAGTTACTAGATATTGGTGGCATACCCTCTAAAAAGTTTTGAGTTTTAGAAATATATTTATTTTCTTCATCTTCTCCACTATTTCCCCACCATTCTTTAAAAGTCTCTGTTTCTATGTTTTCATTTTCATCTTTATTATATTGATTTCCACCAAACAGTGATAAATAAGCTGCTGTTTGTAGTCCACCACTCATTGTTATTAATCCGTTTACTGATTCTATATCTCCACCATCTAAACTTTGATATAGTATTACATCGCCTTGCTGCATTTGTTACTCCTAATTTGGTACATCTGTATCATCTCCACCTGTTACTACACCACCGTGTGTATGACTATTTAAACTTATTCCACTAGCTATTATATCTTCTGTTGTTTCTATATTTACATTTGTTGTCATTGATGTTCCACTTAATCCACTATAAGAAAATGCACTTAATAACCCTAGTGAATTAACGATATCGCTAAACTCTGAAACTGGACTTACTACTGTAAATTTTGATGTTGCGCTTATTGTAACATCTGTCCCATTAATATTTATAATTCCACTATCCAGTTGTTCTATTTTGCTATTTGTATTTTCACTTATTATATTACCGTTTGGTAACTGCTCTATTTTTGATTTGCTATTTTCGCTTATGATAGTTCCATCATTTTTAAGCCATATTTGAGCTATTTCATTACCATTTGAATCTCTCGAATAAATTCTTTTATCCCCTGCATTTGACTTTTGTGCATTTTTAGGGTCAATGTATCCTACCGCAATACTTCCACCCGTTCTAGGTATTTCTACTATCGCAACATAATCATTTGCTAATGGAAACGAATCATCTCCAATATCGCTAAAATGTTCTGTAGTTATATTATCCCCAGCTGTTTTATTTATTTTTGTTTCGCTGTATTTTGCTCCATTTTTTGAAGTTCTGAGAAATGATAATAATTTAGTTATTCTACCCATGGTAATTCCTCTGGTATTTTACCTGTAAATGATTGTGGTATGACTATTTTTAAAATAGCTGTTTTACTTTTATCGTCTTTATTGAGTTCAACTTCACTTATTATAAAATTGTATGCTTTGTATATCATTGCATCTGGAGCTGTTAATTGAAGTAATGTGTTTGGCTTCCATAATTCATTATTTGAATCTCTCCACCCTACTACTTCTATAGTGTAACTTGCCATGTTTCCAAACATTCGTCCCATTTTTGCATTTACAGTTTCTTTTATATCTGCTGTCTCTGTATCTGAAACTTCAAAGACTAAAGGTCTTAAAGTTGTTTCTAGTTGATTATTTTTTACTGTATATTTTGAACCGTTACCCCCAACACTATAATCCTCTAATCCTGTTATGTGCGTGTAATAATTTTGCGGATTAAAAGTTGCTATAACTGCTATTGTTGGAGATAACCCCTCTTCTAGTGTGGCTACTAATTTTCCTTGCTCTATTGACTTTTGAAATATCAAATCCCCATTTTCATCTGATGATATTATTAAGTTTCTTTTTTTTGCTAACTCTGATAAAAAATCAAAAATCATTCTATTTGGTTCTAGTGCTACCCTTTCAAATGTAGCCCCTGCACTATCTTTAAAAATTGCTTTTATTCCAAATGGTTTTATTAATGAGTTTGATATCTCATCTAATTTTTGATTGTTGTATTCTATCGGATATTGATTTGATGTCGCTGTGCAATCATTTAAAACTCCACATCTTGCGTATGCACTTATATTTACTGTTTTACTGTTGTTTTGTACTATTGGTTGTACATCTAGCATTGTTCCATTAAATAATATATTACTACCTATATATATTTTTATATTTCTAAAACTAAATGGTCTAAAAGTATTTTTAAAATCTATATTATCTGATTCCATTGGTGCTTGAAAATTAATTGTACTTATTCCATCTATTAATAATCTTATGCTAATATTTGTAAAAAATTCAAACTCTTTATTATCTATCAACATTGTTACATCATCTAAATTTTTATTTAATTTTGCATTTTTATTTGTTAATTCGTTTGTGTCTATAGGTATATTTAAAGTTGTCCCTACAGTTAAAGGCTCTACTACATTAGGATTTGCTTGAGATATTAAGTATGCTTTATCTTCGCTTCCATATTGTTTTTTTGATATTATTTCAAAGGTATCATTTTTAACTACTTTATACATAATATAGTATCTCTTTTCCTTTTGGTAGTTCTAATATTTCATTTCCACTTAATTTATTTGAGTTTATTAAAAAATCAATTTGATTATCAACCTCACCATATATCTCATAAGATAAATCTATAAGTGTTCTATCTCTATCCAATATTATACTTCTTTCTTGCTTTAATGAAAATGATAATTCTACTAAAAACCCTGCCGTAAGTGATATTGTTTCTTGTAGTTTTTGATATGATTCTCCCGTATCAATGATACTTAAATCTTCCGATATATCATCACTCCAATTTGTTATTAATTCTAATGTTTCTAGTAATAAAATAGCTACTTCTATAGCTTCGTTTTTTGTATCAAAAGTGTTATTTATAGCTGAACTTGATAATCCAGTTAAATATGTATTATTATAATATGCTAAATTTTGATATTCATTATTGCTTGTTGGTTTTGTATTTACATTTGTATTTATTAAGTTTCCGTACGAATTTAATTTAGATAAAAAAGAGATTTCTACTTTTGATGGTAGCTGTATAAGTTTATTCGCTTGACTTATTAATGTTTTTGGGTCATCTACTAACGAATCTAATCCACCTAATATACTATCTTGAATTGTATTGAACTGAGTTTCTGCACTTTTAGAAGTTTTTACTAATCCGTTTAAACTTGATCCTGTATTTTTAGTTAAGCTTTCAAATCCATTTTTAAAAGTAGCTTTGCTTACTTCACTTGATAAGTCTATTTTGTTTCCAAAATTATCTGCTGTTACTGTGTTATATTCTTCTATTGAATTTATAACTACATTTTGAGTGTTATTTTGTGAATTTGGATATAAAATATTAATAGTATTGAAAAATGTGATTTCAAAAATAGCTTGATTTCCTGCTGTTTTTAAATCATCTCTTCTTGTAATTGTTCCAAATGGTATTACTTGAACTATTCCATACATTGGATGCGATAGTGTCGCTATCCCTTTTTGCTCTAAAGCATTTAAAAACTTTTCACTTTCAATATCATAATCAGTACCCCAAAAGAATATTCTTAAAGGGTATCTTCTTGATGTATTTCCATTATCTTGAACATAAGTATTATTTGAATTAGCAAACTCAAAAGCTGTCGTTTTTTTATCAAACGACAAACTTACATCTTCGTAATCAAAATTAAATACTTCCCCTTTAGGAGATGTATATGAAGCTTCTTTTAATCTATCTATCCAACTCATTAAAAACCTCCGCTTCTAGTCATATTTATATTATTTGATAATGTTCCTTTAGTTACTTCTGCTCTTCCGCTATCATCTCTTATTGTAATCTCTGCAGATGATGATTCTCGTGTTTCTTGTATATTTTTAGCAACTCTAGAAGATGGACTTACCATTTGTGTTTGTGGTTTACTTGTTTGTTCTTTTTTATTGTCTCCTAATCCTAAGAATCCTAATACATTATTTCCTAATGACCCTATATTGTCTTTAACAACTTTTGAAGATGGCCTTATCATTTGCGTTTGTGGGTTTGATGATTGTTCTTTTTTATCATCTCCAAACCCCAAGAATCCTAGTACATTATTACCAAGTGAGCCTATATTTTCTTTGACAAATCTAATACCTTTTAATAGCAATTCCAATGGTGTAAGTATCAATCTTATAGCATTTGGCATACTTTCAAATGATTTTATAATGTCATCTGTCCATACAAATAAGGCTGTAAATACTCCTATAAGTGCAACAGCTCCTACTACCATTAAACCAAATGGATTAAGTGTTGCCAATACATTTATTATCCCTAATGTTATACTTACTGCTTTAAGTGCTAGATTAAGTCCCAAAATTGCAGCTGTTAATATTGCTATTGTTTTTCCATGTTTTCCCAAAAAGCTAAATACACTAACTAGCGATTCAAAAGCATCTGTAAAACTTTTTAGTATGTCATTTTTTTCATTTAGTGCTATGATGTTATCAATTAATGTTTTTGTTGTTGTTTTTATAGACTCCACAAATTTTAAAAATTTTTCACTTATTAGTTCTTTATTTGCCTTAACCCAATCTCTTACTTTTTGAGCTATTGATATTGAGTTTCCTAATAAATCTTTTACAACTGGGGATAATACACTTCCTATTTCTGCTGCTGTAAGTGAAATATTATCTTTTAATGTACTCCATAAACCAGATGTAGTTTTACTCGCAATTTCCATACCACCAAAGAATATACCCCCTTCGCTTGTCATTTTTTCAAATGCTTTAGTAAGTTGTTGCGTTGTGACTTTTCCTGCACTTATCATTTTAAAAAAAGATTCGTTTACTTCTGTTCCCATTACTGATGCTAATTGTTGAAAAATTGGAACTCCTGCTTCTCCAATCATATTAAGCGATTCTAAATCTACTTTACCTTTTAGCATAGCTTTAGTAAATCCTCTTGTTATTGAGTCTAGTTTTTGAGCATTACCGCCAGATGTATCCCCTAACATTCTAATAGTTTTAATTGTTTTTTCAATATTTCCATTCATTATAGGCAATAGTTGATTTGCTGTATCTGCTAGATTTTCAAACTGAAAAGGTGTACTTGCTGATGTTTCATTTAGTGCATCTACTAACTCTTTTGCTCTTTTTGCTCCCCCCATAAGTGGAGTAAATGCAGCTTCTGCATCTTCTATTTTTGAAAACTCTCTAGTAAATAATGTTACAGACGCAGCTATTCCACCTATTCCAATTGCTGCAATATTAAAAGCTGTTTTTGCTACTCCCATAATATTACTTGATAATTTACTCATAGATCTATCTACTCTCTCAACTCCAGCTCTAGTAGCTCTCAAAGTTCTATCAATTCTATTACGCATTTTATTAATTGGTGCTGATACTTTATCGTTAGCTGTAAATACTGTCGCTATACTATATCTTGAAGCCATATTATTTTCCTTTCGGTCTAGTGTGTTCTTTTAATTCACTTCTTAGCCCATTATAATAAAATCTAATTTCATTTAACTTTAAACTTCGTGGGTCTGGTAAACTAGAATAATCTCTACAAATTTGCAAAAACATTTCCCCATATACATTTAAAAGAGTGTGATTCTCAATAGGATGTATTTTTGAATCTTCTCCGTGCCTTACTAATAAGGTCTTTACTGTCCCAAAAAAAGCAAGTATAAAGATATACATACTTTTAAATCTCTATTTTTCATCTTAGAAAATAGTCCTGCACTTTGTTTTGTCATATCTGCCATTGATGAATACATCATTTTAAAACTTTCATTTTTCCCTTTACCATCTGACGCTGATAATGTTGCACCTGTAGGCTCGTAAAATGTTATTGGATTTGCTCCATCTACCATTTTAGGAGTATATGTAGGCTCTCCATTTTCACTAATTACTAAGCTTCCATCCATAATACATTTGATAATTCTTTTTTTATGTAATTCAAAATCTTTTTTTGTATCTTCGTTCATCAAATTCATATCAAAATCCAAATCCATTGAATCACCAAATCTATTAAACTCGTTTTCTGCTGTTTCTAAATTAATTTTATTTTCCATATTATTTCCTTTTTTTATTTATTATGTTAAATGTTCCACATGGAACATTTAACTATTGTTGTGTTAATTCGCCTGGACCCATTAAAGATATTGCTGCTGTTGCATTTTGTGAACTTGTTTGAAATTCTCCTACAATTTGAGCTTGACCTTGATAAGTTACACCACTAGCGTAAGTAATAGCGATTACAAAATAATCTGTACCGTCAGCTAGTCCTTTTAAATACTCTTGATCTTCTCTACTGTCATCTATTGAAACTGTTATACCATCTATTGAAAGTGGTACTCTAGTCTTAATTAATCTAGCTGTACCATCTCCATTTGCTTGTACTTCATTTTCAAATCCACCTAATTTTCTTTGAGATTCAATATCTGCAGGAACTGCGAATAATCTTCCACCCAAAGAAATTGACTCTATACTTCCACCTATTGCTGCCATAATTTACTCCTTACGCTACTACTGTTGGTGTTCCAAAAAAGAAACCAAAGTTTAAATCTACACTAATAATATTAGTATTACCGCTAAGTTGTACTGTTGATGCAATATCTAGTCTTTTTGGATTTACCGCACTAATCTCTGCTAAAGTATTCTCTTTTGCTGTTTTAGGGTCTGAAATAAGTGCATTTAATCCTAAAGAATCAATAACTGCACCTAATGCAGCTATTGCCATTTTAGGCTTTTTAGCTTCTGGATTAACTGTTGCTTGATTGTCTGGAATAAGCGGTGCACCGTCCCATTCATCATTTGCAAAAGTCAAATCATAGTTAAAAATTATGTTTTGCAGCTTGACAATATCACATACATATCTATATGCTGGAACTGGCTCTCCTGTTGGATGATACATAGTAACAGTGTCTGATACCTCAACTACTCCATCTTTTACCTCAACCGTTGAGCTACCTTTAGTAACTGCTAAATTTCTTTGTACATAATCCCATTGCTCTTCATCTGTTCCTGGTGTTAAATTTGTAGCTTTTTGCGACCCATAATCTCTAGCAGGATTGTTATTTGCTACTTTTATGATTCTTGCCAACTCTCTAGCAGCTACTACAAAAGGTAAATCTTTACTACCAGGTGCTACAAGTTGAACATTTGTTCTGTCTGTTTTTCTTGCATCTGTTACTGTTGTTGCTGTTGTTACATCAGTTTCTACATTTCCTACAAAAGACATCATAGGTTTCCTTGTTAAAGCTCCCCATCTTCCCTCTCCAAAAATAGAAAATTTATCAAGTGTATCTGTATCATCCCAATTCATACAATTTAGGAACATACTTTCCCAAATATTACCAACTTGAACTAGCGCATCATCTACATCTGGATTTACTAATCCACCTAAAAGCTGACTAATCGCAAATGTAGTTCCTGCTGTTGTTGAGCCATCTATTTTTACATAGATGTCGTTTCCAGTTTCCCCTTTCCATTTTGCTGTTAGTTGAACATCTGTTGTATTATCAACTGCAACTACTGGCATATCTAAATTTGAATTTATAACCTCAGTAATTTTTGTTACAATAGTTGCTACTGTATCGCTTGTTGTAATTACGAATTGATCTGATTGAATATTGTTTATAACTACTCTATATGCTGCTGCTTCTGTTTGTGTTCCGCTTGGAGTAATATCTCCCGTTGCTGCAACTCCACTCTCGTCATCTTCTAGCGGGTAAATAGTTAGAGGAATTGTTCCTATACCATCTCCATTTGCTGGTAGTAATTGTTGTGTAGCTAAATGAATAGGCGACCCATATCCATAAATACTTCCAGCTTCACTTGCACTTGTTATTTGTCTTTTAGTAGTATCATATACTGCTGTTGTTGACCCTTGCCCTACTAATGCTAATCGTTGAGGTAAAAAAAATATCCCACCTTGTAAATTAACAAATTTTGTAGCAATTCCAACAACTCTTGCAACTGCTGATATATCTACTGCTGTACTAATTGACATTGTATCTCCTTATTTAATTTATTGCGTATTGATAATCAGCTTCCGCTATTATCATGCCATCTTCATTTCTTTTTATATCATTTGATATATACTCTAATTCTTGACCCTCGTATTGTGGCGAAAACTCCAAAAATTTAACAGATAATGACATTCTCATTGCCTGTACTTGTTCTATTTGATTTCCTTGCTGTTCTGGTTGAAAAGCTGTAACTGATTGAATCCATCTTTGAGACACTAAAGGTCTTAAATCTAAATATGTGTAAAATGATGACATCAATATATTTCTAATTAGTCTATATGCTCTCTGTGCTTCTTTTGCTGATTCTTCATCTCCTGCAAAATGTCCACCTGCAATATTATTTGACGATACTGCAAATCCATATATATCAATATTAAAAGTTCCATTTATTGTTTGATATTCTACCGTGTTACTTGCGTTACTATCTAAGTTATAATTTTCAAACCATACATTTACAATTGGTGTTTTATCTGCAGATTGATTTAACCACTTTTCAAAAGGATTTGACCTTTCTACATAAACGCTTAAATCCCATTTTGTTTGGTCTTTACCATCTGTTATTGCTAAAGCTTTTTGATTTGCTATTTCATTTGCTAAAATTTTAGCTATTTTATCTCTTACTATTTCAAATGTATCTCTCTTATCAATTAACTTATCAATCATTATAAAGCTCCAAAATTAATGTAACTATTCCTATTGTTCTATCTGGATTTGATTGCATAACTTTAAAAGTTCCACCATTTCCATTTATGTCATTAAACTTGCAAATCCAAGGTTTCATATTTGTATCTGCAATTCCAACTGGTAGTGAAAATCCATTATCCAATAAAGTTGATATTCTAACTGCAACACTTGCACTTCTACCACTTACTATTGTTCCAGTATCTGGGTCTACAACTTGTGATATGTCGTTTGAGTATCCTTTTAGTCCACCATCTATAATATCTGTTGAATTTCCACTTGGATCAATAAGCGTAATACTCCAGCCGAAACCACCTATACTATCTTCTAGTATAAGTTTTAAATCGTTTTCGACTAGAGTTCTTAAATTCATTATGCTTTTACTTCTCTTTCAACTTCAATGATAAACTTTTTAGTTTTTAAATCGTCAAATACTTTTTTACCACCTGCAAACATACTAGCTTCAATAATATCTCCATCTGATTTAACACCTTTTTTTGTTGTTAAACTTTTTCCAGCTGCTATTACATCTACTTTTATCTTTTTTGTTTTGTTTTTTGAAGCTTCTGCAATTGCTTCTGCTTCTGCTAGTTTTTGAGCTTCAATTATTTTAGTGATAATATCGTCTTCTTTATCATTACTTGTAAATTCAACTTCTAACTCTTTTAAAATAGCTTCTTGCTCTTCTCTGTTTAGTTTTTTTAATTCTGCTTTAGTTTGTGCCATAATTTACCCTTTTTTATGCAGTTGTAGTTAAACAACCAAATGTGTCAATCGCTGTTGGAATTAATAGAGGTCTTGTTCCAACTTCAATTTCAAGTCCGTCTCCATTACCTAAAATTTGTCCGAACATTTGAATATCTACCATCAACTCTCCGTTAGAAATTCTTTGAAATAGTTCTTCTGGAACTCGTGGGTCTCTTCCTCCAATTTTTGGAATAAGTCCAAATGTTGCATCTAGTCTCCCCTGAGAAGAACGAATAATCACTTTATCCGAATCTATATATTGTTTAGTTGTACCATCAGCTGGGTCTTCGTACCAAGCGTCATAAGTCCATACATCATATTTTCTGTTACCAATTTCCGCAACACCTCTATAGATTCCACCGTTCCCTAATCGTTGCATAGGAACAATTCCGCTACCCTCAATTCTTAATGAATCAAATCTTTTGTTTATAGCATCATCTGCTATGAAGTTTTCAAATGCTGTCTCTCCCATTTCTAATAAATCAGGGCTTCTTTTCCCATTTTTAGAAATTTCGTTAGCTAAAGCTGTAATATCTGCTGCAATTGTTGCACCTGATGCACCCCATGAAGCTGAAACAGTTGGAAAGTGTGATGTTTTTGGTTTGAAGTCAATTTCATAAACTGTTTTGTTTGATTCATCAACTAAATCAATTTTACCAGTTTGTAGAACTTGTGAAGCTTGAAGTTCGATTGTTCTTTGAATTTTCTCATTCATTCCCATACCAACATCAACCGCTTTTCTAATTGCGTTTACTTGGAAATCTACAGATTGAAAAGGATCTTCCCCTGGATTTCTTTTAGTTAAATCAAAAGCGTTTACAACTGCTTTTTCTCTAAGAATTGCAGGTTTATATGCTTTATTTGTAAAAAGTTCCGCAGCGTTCATTCTTGCACCTGTTGAAAGGTCTTGAACTGCAATAGCTACTTTTCTACCACTTCTTTTTATATCAATTTCTACTTCTTCACTTGAATGAAAGTTTTGTGGTGGTGCTTGAAATTGACCTGCTAAAAATCCTATTGGCTCTACGCCATCTTTATACGCTTGAAGCATTACTTTTGTAGTTGTATCACTCATTTTATAACTCCTTATTGATTATCTAAAATAGATAATTCTTGTTCACTTAAACCAATGATTGTAAAATCTCTTAGTTGGTCCAGCACCGCTTTATCAATGTTTGAATTATCTCCATCTGCATTAATAACTAATCTTTCAAATGAATATTCTCCACTTAAAGCTGCTCTAATAGAAATATCCCCTGCGCCTGTTGCAACTACATCATAAGTTACTACTGCTTTAGGTATTCCATTTTCATTTGTTACTCCACCTTTTACAAAAGGTACTAATTTTAAAGATACTGAATCTCTTGCTAGTATTGTTCCTGCAACTATAGTTCCAGCTCCAGCAAATGTTAATAAATCATCCTCAAAAACACCGTTTTTAATTTCGCAACTTCCTGTATCACAATTTGTTACTGTTAAGTTTGACATTCTAAGCTCCTTTTACTTTTGATAAGTCTACATTTAAAACTTTTGCTAAAGATTGCTCTTTTGCTTCTTGTTTTGCTGATTCTTCATCTTTTCCATTGTCTAGATTCTCTTGTGGAGTTTCTACATTTCCTAAATTTTCATTTTCTCTATCTTTTTTTTGTTGGTTATTTAAACCAAATGCAGTGTATTTTGCAATAACTGTTTGAGATAAAGATTCGCTCCCCTCAATACATTCTAAAGCGAATTTATCCGCACCTGTACTTTTTGCCATTTCGATATGAGCGTTTACTCTATCTTTTTCTCCTGCAACACCAGCACTAAATACTTGAGTGTATAAGTCTGGATATTGCGACTTAAATTCTTCAACTGTTTTCATTGATTTCTCCTGTTCTATTTTTTTTTCGATTTGTGCTGACGCTGGGTTTTCTCCCAAATCTTCTTCACTAAGCCCTACTTTTGCATTTGGTATAGCTGGTATTGTTACGACACTAGCTTCCTGTAGTTGCCATTTTGTAGCCTTATATGTTTTTCTTCCATTCTCGTTATTCTCTTCTATTAATACTTGTTTATCTATTTGTATCCCTACTGAAAAAGATTTCATTATATTTCTTTCAATTTTTCCAAATATCTCCATAGCTTTTGAATCTTCTGAATCGAATCTTGCCATTGCTTTAACTTTACCGTCTTCAAGTCTTACATTTTCCCATATTCCTATAGGTAATGAATAATCGTTATGCTGTAAAAGAACTGGCATTATATCTTTTCTACTAAAATCTATTGCATTTTCACTATGATCTAATATAAGGTCATATACCCCGTCTTTATAATTGTACCTTATTACTTTTGTTTCCTCAGATAATACTGCTTTAACTGTTTTGTTTTCACTATCTATAGTGGCATCTACTATTATTGCACTATTAAAATTTGTTTTATCCATTACTTACTCCTATATTTGTTAAATCTGCTATAAGCCCAGCATCTTGAAGTGGTTTTTGTGCTATAGCTTTTTGCTCGTTTTCTCTCTTTTGTTGCTGAATTACTTTAGAGTATTTCATACCTGTAATATCTCTACTCGCTCTATCTGCTGTAACCCAACCTCTATCGTACAACTCTCCATATGCTTTAGCTGTTTTAAGTAAATCAATACTAGGCTTAATTGCACCAGCCCAATTTGACATAACCCATGCACCGTATTTATCCCACTGATTAGTTCTGTATGCTTCTAAAAATCCATCTGCTTTTATATTATCATTTAGTATTTCAGCTAAAAAGAAGTCTTCGTAAACATAGCTTAAAAAATTATCTCCGAAATCATCTCGCATTTTTTCAAGATACATTTTAAACTCACTAACCGCGGCTTGACTTGCGGAATAATTTGAACTAAATCCTAATGTCATTATTTCTGGTGGCATTTCATTCGCCCACGCTATTGCGTTTATAATAGCCTCTTCAAATACTGCAAAATTAACATTTGGTCTTTTAGTATCGTATGAATGTGGTTTTTCTCCATGTTGTAATTCTTGGAAAATTAGCCCTGGCATTTGTGCTGAAAATTCAACATCTTTACGACCTTGGCTATCATTTTGAGTTTGAATAGTATCTTTTCTAGTAGCTGATTGAGAAAATGGGGTCGACGACATTTTATCCTCTCCCTTTTCAATCCATAAAGCTAACATTGCATTTATAACAGCTGCTCTCTGTTCACTATCTCTATATCTATCAATCTCTTTTAATGATTGCATAACTAATCCCAATAGTGACTGACCTCGCACCTGTCCTATTAGTTTTTCAGTACCATAATATAAAAATGCTTGTTTTCTTCCAGTTCTAGAAGTATTTACAGGTATTCTTGTATATTTTCCTTTTTCATTTTGAACATAGTATGCAATGTGTCTTTTTGATTGATTTAATTCTACACCATAATCAATGGTATTTCCTCTTGCTTTTATCTCTTTTAATAAGCTATCACTCATTGGTGTTTTTACATTTTCAGCGTCTATAAGTTGAACATTAGGAGTTCCATTTTTATTTGTTCTTAGAACTACAAGCACATCTCCACTTACTATAGCCATCATTCTAGCGTTTCTTTGAATAGCTGCAAATTTTTCTTGTCTTGAGTAATCACAAAGCTTTTCAGATTTTCCCCATATCTCAAATCTTCTCTCTATTGTTTCCGCAAATTTATCCGCTTCCTCATCTGAAATACCTAAAATAATATTATCTGGCATTGCTTCTAGTTTTAAGCCTTTATTTATTTCATTTGTGATTAATCTTCTAATTAATCCTCTTGCATATAAATTTTCATTAAAAAGTTGTTTTGATCTTTTTCTCAAAGTCCAATAGTCTACTATCTCAAAGTCTTTTGTAACTCCAAATCCTCCAGGGAACTTTTCCCCACTCCAATAGTTAGATTGATAAGGTACATCATAGCTCGGTAAATTTGCTAAATCTATTTTTTGTTTGTTTTGTTTTTTTTGTTTGTTTTTTTTGTTTTGTTTTTTTTGTTTGTTATGTTTTACCATGCTGGTCTCCCAACTTGTACACCTCTATTGCTTAATCTATTTTCTAAAATAGTAAGTCTATTATATAATGAATCTAATGTTTTATTTAATTCATCTATGTTAAATCTTGTTACTTGCGTTGTTGATTGACCTGTATCTAGTCTATATGATTGAACTCCACCACTTAATGCTATAAGCGCATCTTCAATGGCTTCTATTTGAGCTTTTGTTTTAGTAATCCGTTCTTGTATGTAAGTTGAATCCATTAATATAAACCTTTAAGTCATAATTTCAGACTCTTTGTTTGTTGCCATTTTCCTTTTAAAAGGTACTTTGGACTTAATTGTGTAAGTATATCATAAGTTAAGCTTAATTACAAGTTAATTAAAAAAAACTTTTTCACTCTCTAAATAATCCCAAAATTTAACCCAGTCTATATTATCCATTCCGAAATGGTCTATACATATTTTCTTAGCTAAAACCTCAACTGCACAGTTTCCATACACTAACAAATCCCACAACTCATTTTCTTTTCCACTTGGTCTAAACCATATATAAGATATATTACCTCTTGTATCTTCTACTTCTTTTAAATATTCTGCCGTTAATTCTTTTATTGCTTTATCTGTTAAATCCATTGGTGCGTTAAAATGATATGGTCTTTGTATTCCATCTACTTCGTGCCACTCTCTTCTTAATACTGGTGCTAATCTGTCTTTGTAATGGTCTACTGTTATTCTATATCCCTTTGTACCTTGTTGGGTTGTAAACTCTCCAAATTCTTGGATTTTTTGATTTTTGCTTGGTCTCTCTCTTCCTAAAATAGGATAAACATTTGAAACATAGTCGCTACAAAAAGAAGTAACTGTATCATTAGCATATCCCGCATCTACAAATGTAATTGCTATTTTGTATTGAAGTCCGTTATCTGCAAAATATACTTTTTCCTCAATTATTTCTCTTAACTTATTCCACGGCGTTGATGATAACTCGGTACAGTCTGTCTCACCCTCTTTTGTTTCAAGTCTCCAATAATCTATCACATAACATCTGAATCCTTTAGTCCATCCCATAACAGATACTGCTAAATTTCTTTTATGTACATCTACTTGACAAGTCAATAATAAAATATCTGATCCACTATTTTTATTTGCATATAAGTTTGGCACTTGACCGCTCTTATATTCATATCTTCTATGAGCCGAAACTGATTGAAACTTAATATTTCCTCCTAATTTTTGGAAAGGCTCTCCTAAAACTTCATTATAAAAAGTTTGCAAATCTTTTATATTTTTTGTTTTTTTAGTTTCTGGTTCATAAGCGTCAAGATATGAAGCTACACATTTATACCATGGCTGGAATCCAATAGGAGAGTAAAAAGCTGGTAAATGATAACTTCTTATCCCCTCTTCTATTGGTTTTGCTGTTGGAATCCATTCTGCATTGTCTTCACTAAATAATTTTTGTTTATCGTGTTCATAATGTGAATGTCCACACTCTATACAGTCATATCTTACTGAATCATTTATGAGTGTTCCTTTTTCTGTTTCCCACTTGAAACCTCCGATAAGTCCTGTCTCTTTATCTGTATATGACCATCTTAAAAATTGAGAATGACCGCATTTTAAACATTTTACAAAGTATTTTCGCTGGTCTCCTTTTTTATATGATTTTAGTATTTTAGAGTTTGCTTTTATAAGTGGGGTTGATCCTCTTAAAATTTTTCGTTCTTCCCAAAATGCAGAACACCTATTATCTGTTAATTTGTCTGGGTCTCCATCATCTCCTAGTGAATCTTTCCATTTATCTAACTCATCTTTAAGCATAGCCAAAATAGATAATGACTGTTTTGTGAATCCACTTTGTGCCGACCCCATAGCCATATAACCGCCGCCCTCAAACTGTAGTATGTCTTCTGTTTGTCCTGTTTTTCTTGTATTTTCCTTATCGTTTGACCTTATAATATCTCTAAATCCACTATGATTAATCATAGGCATAATACTATTATCGAGTCTAGCTTTTTTTATAACATTATCAACAGTTACAAACATCATTGGCAATGTTTTTACATGAGCCATAAAATATAATAATGCAGATTCTAAAAATGTGGTGTATCCAACTTGTACACCTTTCATCATTGACACCTCTCTTACATCGCTATCTATATCCATGCAATCCAAAGGTTCTTTTAAATATGGAAATAAATCATATCTTATATACCCCGGGGAACTTGTAACAGATTGAGGAAGGTATCTATATTTTTCATTGAATTCTACTGGAGTTAATCTCTCAATATTGTCTGTTATGTTTTCTATTTCACTTAATAACCATTCAATACCTATTTTATCTAAATTCATTTTAGCAGACTTTCTAGAGTTTTTTTCATTTCATTTTTAACTGGTTTTATATATGATGATATTTGTTCATTAATAAAACTTCTAACTTCTATTTTTGTACTTCCACTTTTTACCATATTATAAACTTGGTTACTTATTGACTTTGACCCATCTTCTAATAGTTGATTAAATCCTGTATTTATTGGGTCAAATATTCCTAACTTCACAAGTCTTACAGATACTAACTCTTTTTTTCTCTCTTTGTTTTTTAAATTCTTTTCTTCAATATCTTCTATTAATTTTCTAGCTCTTAGAAAATCTACCAAAGCATAATCAGTTCCAAATTCATTTATGGCTTCTTCTATTGTATATTTTAAGTATTTTTTTAAACTTTGTGGTATTGGTGTTCCGTTATCTGTTATATCTAGTGATACATTTTTTTTATTTTCTTTTGCTGCTCTTTGTCCTGTTGAGTTTTCTTTTTTATCAACTTTTACAAATTCATATACTTCTGGCTCTTCATTAAAATCATTTTTAACTTTTTTAACTTTTTGCGTATAGGCGTTTTTTCTTTCATTTTGTTCTGATTTTTTTTTAATATAGTTTTTTGTAACTTCGTGGTCTAAGTCTATACGCTTACCGTCAAAAGCTTCTTTAAGTTGATTATTACACGCTTTTGTTATTGCAGCTGGACTTACATTTACTAGCCTTGCTAGTTCACTTTTTGATATATTTCTCATTTTGCAAGTATATCATAAAAGTTAAAAAAAGTTAAAAAAGTTTTTGAAAAGTTAAAAGAAGTAAAAACATTGGAGTTTGTTTTTTTTCCGCCGTGGCAAAACAAAAG